AAAGATACTTTTACTGCAGGAGCAGGAACAGTTTCAATTAGTTCAGGTTCACCAACAGTAACAGGAACTACTACAACTTTTACAACATCATTTACTCCTGGTGATGATATTAAAATTGATAATAATGTTTATAAAGTATTATCTATTCAAAGTGATACAGAACTTACATTAGATATTAATGCAAATACTGCTAGTACTCAAAATGGATTAACATATTTTATAGGTGGTATAAGTTCATCTAGTTTAGCTAGTGCAACAACTATACCTAGAACTAATCAAACTAATGTTAAATTTATTAATTTTGAATCTACAGGTGGTCAAAATGGAACATTATATTTTGTAGATGGTCAAAATAAAATAGGTGAATTTTATATACATGAAGATGGTAGCTATCACTTTGAAGAAATTGAAAGGTCTGCTCCAGTAGGTTGTTCATTAATTGAAAGATATGCTGAAAGAATTATAGTATCTGGTCAAGCATCTAATCCTAGTACAGTATATTATAGCACTAGATTAAAACCTTATGATTTTGAAGGTGCTTCTGCAGGTTCAATTGATGTAGGTGATATAGTAATAGGTATTAAAGTATTTAGAAATAGCTTAATTATATTCTGTAAAAATAGTATATATGAGTTGACAAACCTTGATTCTACTCCTATAATTAAATCAGTAACTAAAAATATAGGTTGTGTAAGTGGCAACTCTATTCAGGAGATAGGTGGAGATTTAATTTTCTTAGCACCTGATGGATTGAGAACAGTTGCTGGTACAGCTAGAATTGATGATGTTGAACTAGGTTCTATTTCAAGAAAAATTTTACCTCTTATAAATAATATACTAAACAACTTTGGAAACTATACAGTTTCTAGTATGGTTATTAGAGAAAGAAGTCAATACAGATTATTCTATTATCAATCTGGTCAAGCAGCTTCTGGACAAAAAGGAATTATAGGAACATTTAAATATAGTGCAGAAGGAATACCTGCTTTTGAATGGAGTGAAACAAAAGGATTACCTGTAACAGTTTGTACTTCAGATTTAAATAGTTCAGGTACAGAAGTTATTTTTCATGCAGATGAATCAGGATATATTTACCAACATGATACTGGTAATAGTTTTGATGGTTCAAATGTAGAAGCAGAATTTCAAACACCAGATATGGACTATGGTGATAATGGTTTAAGAAAAAGTTTATATAAAGTTAAAGCTAATATTGAACCTGAAGGTGTTCAAAATTCTTTAAATTTAAGAATAAGATATGATTTTGAAAGTGGTGAAGTTCCTCAACCTGGAAATTTTTCAGTAGGTAATTTAAGTTCAGCTTCATTATTTGGTACTGCAGTTTTTGGTACAGCAGTATTTGGTACAACAACACTACCAAGTAAAAGTATATTAGTAACTGGAAGTGGTTTTTCTAATAACTTTAAATTTTTTAGTAATGATACTAATGCTCCATATTCAGTAAATGGAATGTTTGTTTCATTTATAGCAGGAGGAAGAAGATAAATTATGGCAGGATATACTAGACAGAGTTCATTAAATAATGGTGATACTATAACAGCAGCATTATTTAATAATGAATATAATCAATTACTAGCAGCTTTTAATAATACTACAGGACATAAACATGATGGTACTGCTGCAGAAGGTCCAGTCATTGCATTAATTGGTGATGCAGGATTATCAACTCCTTTAAACAAAATTCAAATAGATACAACTAATGATACTATAGATTTTTCTATTGATGTATCAGGAACATCTACTGAACAATTTAATGTACAAGATGGTGCAATTGTACCAGCAACAGATAATGATATAGATTTAGGTACATCAAGTTTAGAATTTAAAGATGCATACTTTGATGGTACTGTAACTTTAGATGGTTTAGTAATTGGTAGTGCTACAAGTATTACAGATGTTGATACAGATTTAACTTCAGTATCAGGAAGTGATGATACATTAGCTAGTGCTAAAGCAATTAAAACTTATGTTGATGCACAAGTAACAGCTAGTGATTTAGATTTTTCTGGTGATAGTGGTGGTTCTCAATCAATTGATTTAGATTCACAATCATTAACATTAACTGGTGGAACTGGTATTGATACTACAGGCTCTGCACAGACAATGACATTTGCAATTGACAATACAGTTGTTGCAACATTAACAGATTCTCAAACATTAACAAATAAAATTATTGATGTAGATAATAATACAGTATCTAACATTGAAGTTGATAATTTAAAATCTGGAGTATTAGATACAGATATAACTTCAGTATCTGCTTCAGATGATACACTTGCTTCGGCAAAAGCTATTAAGACTTATGTAGATACACAAGTTGCAACAATACCTACAGGAGATATTACTTCAGTAGTTGCTGGTGATGGTTTAACTGGTGGTGGAACAACTGGTGATGTAACATTAAATGTTGTAGGTGGTACAGGTATTGATGCTAATGCAAATAATATTGCTATTGATTCAACTGTAGCTACACTTACAGACTCACAAATTTTAACAAATAAAACTTTAACAAGTCCAGTATTAAATGGAACTTTATCTGGTACTGCATTTTTAGATGAAGATAATATGTCATCTGATTCTGCAACAGCAGTAGCTTCTCAACAATCAATTAAATCATATGTTGATACTCAAGTAGCTACAATTCCTGTTGGAGATATTACAGCAGTAAATGCAGGTACAGGATTATCAGGTGGTGGTACATCTGGAGATGTAACTTTAGATATAGATTCAACAGTTGCAACATTAACTGGTACACAAATTTTAACAAATAAATCAATTGATTCAGATAATAATACTATTACTAATATAGCTAATGCAGATATTAAAGCAGCAGCAGCTATTGATGCTACTAAGATAGCAAATGGTAATGTTTCTAATACAGAGTTCCAATATTTGGATGGTGTAACTTCAGCTATTCAAACTCAAATAGATAGCAAACAAGCTACTATTGATGCTTCTAATAGATTAAATGCTAATTTAGTAGGAGATGGTTCAGTAGATAATACTGAATTTGGTTATGTAAATGGAGTAACAAGTTCAATACAAACTCAAATTGATACAGCTAATACAAATATTAATACTAAAGCTTCAGCAGGTTTCGCTGTAGCAATGGCAATTGCTTTGTAGTTTGTGTTGACAAGATAAGAAAAAAAAGGTATAATTAGGATAATTCTATGGCACAAGATTTCGAAAGATATTTACAACAAGACATTTCAAACTCTGCAGGGTCTCCTACTGTTTTAAGAACAGCAGCAGATTCAGATGATGCAATCATAGGTATTAGATGTGCAAACACTTCTGGTACTTCTGTGAATGTAACTGTATATGTTAAGAATGGTAGTGACACTTATCACATTATTAAAGATGCACCTATCCCTACAGGTGGTTCTTTAGAATTAATTGATGGTGGTTCTAAAGTTGTATTACAGAGTGGAGATTCAGTTGAAGCAGTAGCTTCTGCAGCTTCATCTGTTGATATAATTACTAGTGTTGTAGATACTATCTCAGCATAATAAGGAAATAATATACTATGGCATATGTTGGAAGAACTCCTGCAAACGCAGCTTTAACAGCTGATGATTTAGCAGATGGTATTGTATCAAATAGTAAACTAGCAACTGATTCAGTTACTAGTAATAAGATTGTTGATGCAACTGTTGCTAATGCAGATTTAGCAGGTAGTATTGATAATGCTAAATTAACTAATTCAAGTATTACAATTAATGGTAGTGCTGTTGCTTTAGGTGGAAGTGTAACAGTTGGAGAAACTAAACCAACTATCTCATCTATATCTCCAGACACAATAGATAATACAGAAGCAACTATTACAATAACTGGTGCAAACTTTGTATCAGTTCCTCAAGTAGAATTTTTAAATCCTTCAACAGGTATTTGGTACACAGCAAGTACAGTTACCTTTAATAACTCAACATCATTAACAGTTACAATTACTTTATCTGTTGATGCTACATATAAAATTAGAATTGAAAATCCAGATGGTAATGCAGTTATATCATCTACAAATATTTTAACAGTATCAGATTCACCTACATGGACAACTGCTGCTGGAACACTTGGAACTATTGCAGGAGATTTTTCTGGAACAGTTGCAACAGTTGCAGGTACTTCAGATAGTGCAGTTACATATTCAGAAGTAACATCTGGTGGAAATGTTTTAACTGCTTCATCTGGTGCTAATTGTACATTAGATGCTAATACAGGAGTTATTGCAACAACAGATTTTGGTGGTACTTCTACTACTGCAACTTTATACAATTTTACTTTAAGAATTACAGATGCCGAAGGTCAAACAGCAGATAGAGCATTTAGCTTACAATCTAGCTTCGGTGCAACAGGTGGAGGACAATTTAACTAATGGCTAGTACACAATTAACAAGGTCAGTAACAACAACAGGTAATCAAAGAACTTGGACTATTTCAGTTTGGGTTAAAAGAAGTAAATTAGGTTCAAATCAATTTATATTTTCTGCAAAAAATGTAGGTGAAACAACTTTATATTTTAGGTCAACAGATGATTTACAATTAGAATTATATGATGGTAATAATTATTATATTAGAACAAATAGATTATTCAGAGATACAAATGCTTGGTATCATATAGTTGCCATTTGGGATAGTATTAGACCTACTAATACAGATAGAATGAGACTATATGTTAATGGAGTACAAGAAACTTCTCTTTCTGCTGCTTTTTATCCTCCACAAAATTATGATAGTTATGTAAATCAATCTGGTGAAACAAACAGAATAGGTAATTATGCTCCAGCTGGTACAGATTTTTTTGATGGCTCTATGTCACATTTTCATTTAATAGATGGAAACGATTATAATGCTTCATACTTTGGAGAATATGATGCTAATGGTGTTTGGAAAATTATAACTGAACCAAGTGTAACTTATGGAACTAATGGTTTCTTTATTTTAAAAGATGGTAATAGTGTTACTGACCAATCTGGTAATGGTAATAACTTTACAGTTGCAAGTGGTACATTAACGAACACTGAAGATTGTCCA